ATCTGTACCTGGGGACGTATTATCTGTGCTTCCTGTATGATTATGTGTCGTTACAACACTTACGCCTGGCCCCCCACCACCTATGTACATAGCGGCAAGACCCGTTGCATTTTGTGTTGGAATAGGATGGCTATGATTGTTAACAGTATGTGAGTGCTGTAAACTAAAACCTCCTGATGGAGGAGAAGTGCCAGGAGTACTAGCTCCACCAGTTGTCCCGTTATTTACAACTCGTAAAAAGAAATCGCTTACATTAGTGACCGACCAACCTGGAGGCACAGTAATTTGGCCAAAAACCATGGTAGTCCCCGCAGGTATTAATGGATACGAAACTCCAGAAACAACTTCTCGAAGTTTTCCATCAGTATTAATATCACCATGAACGTCTAATGGATAATTTGCCGTTACATTATTAATCCCAACTTTGCCAGTAACATCAAAGGATATCGTATTATATCCAGTCATTGCGAGAACCCCTTTACGTGCCGATATAACAGGGTCCCAAATAGTTCCTAAAGCCACTCCTTCATTCGTAAACTCAGTTTTACCTACAACTATAAACGCATTATCTCCAATGTTAGTCATCGACGAATTTGTGAATGATGCAGGATAAGTTTGTGATCTACTAGCGTTATCTACAATCAATTTTGTAGTTACTGGCGGTGGTGTTGTTGTCCCAATAAAAACAGAACTATTCCCAAGAGCAAAAACAAAAGATTGTGTCGTATCTATTGCAGACGCCGTAACAGCGGCAAACCGAAGATCTGGTGCTGATACTGTTCCTTGCAGAATCTCTCGTTGACTCCCGCCACTGTTGCTACTTGATCCACGAACACTACCGTTTCCAAGATTTGTATTTGGGGGCAGTATTGGGCGAATGTTGGCATAAACTTTACCAGCATCAGTAAGGCCATTAGCACTTCCGTTCAATGGCTGACCTATTCCTTGTCCATAAACGGTACCAAGAAACACTGAATTTGTGATTCCAGCTGAATAGCCAGGAGGATTGTTGGTGGTAACAATAATACCGTATCCATCATATTGATCTGGATAATGAATTGATCCATCAATAAACGAAACGCTGGTACGTGCTGTGCTAATTTGCGTCAGATATTCAGCCCACACATAGTTGGGCGTTCCCAACGAATAGTTCGCCAGGGGCACAACTTTGTTACCGCTAGAATGTTGAGTACAAATTCCGTTGGTTGTTGCACTAAGAAAATTAGGATCAAAAGCTTGGTCCATATCAATTGAAATACGGTATCCATTAGAGAACGCAACACCTTGACTCACGCTAATACAGGTTGACGTTATGGCGTCAACACTTAGTGACAGGTTTGAAAGACCATTTGGGTCTTTTAAAACTCCATTAGTCCAAAAGTCAGAAGTCCGGACTTGATCTTGGCTTATACGCCCCTGATCATTAAATCCCATGTCTCCCGAAAGTATTTCTTGGCCGGAGTACCAAGCTTCATTAATACCAATTGCCATCTAAATAATCCTTTTCATCATAAATGTAAAAACGCTTGAGTCAACGATGCAAGCGTTGGTTGAATGCTCGCATTATTGGTGGCCATTTGGATCTGCATTTGTACGAAAGAATTCAACGGAGTTGACGCGGGTGTTCCACCCAATGGCACCGTTTCGTACCCACTCATGCCACCAGATCCGCTTGCAGATGACTGTACGCTATAGGTAACCGTTTGATTTGAAGATTGAACCACTTGCGTCATAAACACGGTTCCCCACCCACTTAAGGTGAATGGTAACGGGAATACTGAACTCGTTGCTGTTCCTGATGTTTGACCAGGACCAAGCGTCAATGCTCCTGATGCGTTGACAACCAAATTGGTTAGTGCCCAAGAACTCCAATCAGCAGTATTATTCATACGCAATTGCGCATGTTTCTGTGTAGAAAATTCAAATGTGGTATATGTGTGTGCTGGTTTAATCTGATTTACGTAATCCTCTAATACGTTTGGGTCATACGGCAAACTCCATGAATTAAAGATTTCAAGTGTCCAATTGAACCCACGATTAAACGAACTGTACAGTTTAATTGTAGGCTGAACTAATGGATACGCGGGGGCTTTAATTTTGTTGATGCCCAGAATCCAGCCTATGGTATTAGTCGAATCAAAAATAGTCGGAGGTTCTCCAACAAACGCAGTAACCACTTGTGTAATACCCGCAAGAACACCCGGAACTTTTAAAAAGGCATTAAAGAGTTGGTTTACTTTCCAGCGATATGACACCACAGGTTCAGTCGCTACTGCTGTAAGACCCGTCAATGTTCCAAAATTAGCCGATAACCCAGCATCTCGTCCTTGTGCCAAGATGAGATCCTGTTGCGAATAGGTATTCTCCAAGAGCAACGAATCAATTTCCCGGGCAATCATGTTCAAAATCTTGTAAACGTTACTAGAATTGACCGTCTTGCTATATGAATATTGGTCAGCGATACCTGCAAATAGTTGAGTGGCTTGACCAAGAGTTTGGTTGGCCGGAATAATTAACGTATTTGTTTGTGACCACACACTAATGTACTGCCCCGCGTATCCATATCCGTTAATCCGTACTCGCCAATACCATGTTGTAATCGCATTGGATTGTCGTCCAGGTAATTGTATTTCAATGGCTTTTCCAAGAGGACCGTTTTGGTAGTTGACGATGCCAAGACTGTTATTGAACACGTCAATAAGGTTTGGACTTGCGAATGTGGGGACTGTGTCCACTTGCAATTCATAGCGCAATGTCTGTGGATCCAAAATAGAGGGATCAAATACGAGGGCGAACGGAAAAGTAAATACACCAATATTTGTTGAAGGATACGCCCCTAATGTTGTCGGACACGAGACAATCGGCATTATTTCCTCACGCGCTCAAAATAGTTACAACATCAGATCGGATATAATTTGTTTTCAAAACTGTAATTGAATCATTGACCGCAATTGGTTGCCCTGTCTCATAGAGCGCATTTAACGGAATCCCTACTTCATTAACTCCTGGCACCGCCGCAATGATGTCCACGATGTCTGACTGTAACACGCTTTGACCCATGGTGTAATTACTTAATCCATTAATAACGGCGTCAGTCACGTTGTTGATCAATGACGTACGGTCATATCCCGAAAATGCACTGATCTGTGCTCCAACTACAAGACCCACACGTGTCGCGGACTTCGCTAAAATATCTTCTGTCGCAAAACGAGTCGTTGGCAAATTCAAGAAATTTTGAACCGCGACAACATTAGCATCGTAGAACCCTGTTACTGCTACTGTTTGACCAGCACTAGCACGGTTAGCCGACAACCACTGAATTTTGTCAAACGCTCGCACACTGTTTCCGTAAACAGGACTGACATCTTTGACTAGAGCCACGTCTGTATTAAGAACATAGGTTGTGCCATTGGTGCCACCAATGACCGACGTTAATGAAACAACGGGGTGTGTAATAGTTGCGTCAGTAGTGCCACCTGACACCGTAATCAAGTCAGTAAATACTGCAAACGATGCCCCCAACAAATAAGCATCAACTTCGTTGCCATATTGTTGCCGTACAAGTGCGGGATCACCTGGCGGTGCAATGACTGTAGCTATAACTTGTGGAAAGTTTTGCAAAATAATCGTCGCTGTTCCACCAGATGTCCCAAACGCATCGCTACTGGTTTCGACAAGAATTTGGTTGGCGAAGGTAACATTGTCTTCAAGATCCGTACCATCTATTGTCGCGGCTTTATTAATGACCGCATCAATATTTCGGTTGGGCGTCGCTAATTGGTTAATGGCCCCAGGACCAACGTTACCATTTGCTCCTGCAACCAATGCCACAATGGGCGCACTCACTTCGTACTTATAATTTGTGGGATTTAATGGCGTTGCTGGATTTAATTGTGCGGCGGCCGTCGTTACATATTGTGTAACAGCCCCATTAAGTGCAGGCTGTGTTAAAACTATAGTTCCTGACGGAAAATCTACGATTTTGGTTGGTGGCGTAAACTTCTGAAAGAACACAGTGCCAAGAGATAATTGCGGTTGTGTTTGAGTTTGACCATAGTTCAACCCAATCTGACTCATGGCGTTTGGTGTGATCAATGCCGCATTTGATAACGAAGCCATTTCCCGAGTCGTTTCTATGGCGTTATATGCCGCAGACAACATAGCCGCAGTCGTATCAATAATGTCTCTGTTAACCGTGCCAGGAGTTGTGTCAGGAACTTCACCTGTCAATGGGTCAATAGCCGCATTTTCATAATCTGTGATTATGTTGTTGGCAATTTGAACGGTACTAAGAGATACGTTAGGCATATTAAGTTAAAAGGTTAAACACAACTGGGAGAGTGGTGTAATCTCCCGCAAGAATCGCAATAACAACAGAAATAGTTCGTGGATCTGTTTTGTCGGTTGTCAAATTCACAGACGATACCTTTAAAATAGTTTCAGACGGAGGCAACGCAATTTGTTGTTGCTGTTGCTGAATCAAAAAGTTCACGGTACTTTGAATACTGTTCTGTAAACTAAACTGAGTAAACAAATCGAATTTTCGACCAATAGCCGTTGACATTGTTGATCCATAATTCGGGTAATTGACATTGTCGCCTTGTGCAGTTGTCAATGCTTTGAGCACGGCCTGAATCACTTTTGCATGACCCGTCACCGTCGCAAACCCACCTTGTGGTGTAATATTGATGTCTTTTTGAATAGGAATAGACGACAACGGTTGTCCTGGCTTTGGCGGCAACGCGGTTTCAATGTGTAGTGGACACGTTTGTGGCAACGTTTGATACGTTGCCATGTATAAAGGTTCTGGGTCTATTTGTGTACTACCATCAGCAAATGATGCTGACCCAATTCCACCAATGCCAAGCGCATTAAAATTAATTTGACGACCGTCCGGACTAATAGTCCAATTTGTGAACCCGTTAATCGTATAGGAATAATTGGTCAAACCATCTGTATTATTGAAGTTCCGAACTTCAATGGCTGTTGTGTTTAAGTTACTTCCGAACTTCAAAATAGCGTAATAACTTGGCGATGAGCCGATAAGCGTTAACTGCTCATCGAAGATAAGATGGTCACAATAGCGATTGTTTGATAAATCGTAAGACATACTAGGATGAAATCACAACTACATTAAATGACGAAGTATCTGTTCTAAAGTATTGGTAATTTGTTGGCGTTAAATCGGATGAACCTTGTGTCGTATCCGTACGTAAAGCCAACACAGTAAATGGCAGAACGACACTGGATACACCAGCAACGCCTTTAAGTGCCAATACCAAATCGCTTTGTTGCACTGAATCTCCTAAACCAAGATTATTTATAAATGTGCTTAATACCCCAACAACATTAGTAACCACTGTTTGTGGTGCAAATCCAGATACTTGTCGAACAGTTAACACCACATTGATAAGAACCTGTGTTGCGCGTTTCGCAAGTGGTTTTGCTGTAATAAAGTGGCCTGTATCAGCGTCCAGCAACGCTTGTAATGTAGGAATAGCGGCATCATATTGGTACGAAATAGTTACAGGAGATCCCACAACAGGATGTGCCCCGTTAAGCCAAGAGAGTTGATCAGCGGACTGAGAACTCAATGCATTTGTGCTTGTTAAATCTTGAGTAAACGCATAATCTACGTTCGGAACAAGGGCTGTAAGAGTCAGGCCCACTGTTGCAACGACATTAGCGATCGCGGTAGCTGGTAAATTGGCTAAGGGCACACTTGATTGATTGAACGTATAGTTGACCACTTGTTGAGAACTCGTAATTTGAGATCCCAATACCACTAAATCAACAGCACCAGGCATACTTGATCTGACAAAATTGGAGTCATTGGGGCCCACAACGGTAGCATCTGTAATAGCCGGTTGTTCAAGGGCCAACGTAATCAATCCATTTTGAATACCTGGCTGTAACCCACGTGACTTAATAATGACACGATTAGCCAATGATGCATTACCTTCGTTTGGTTGACCCCCTGTGGTGCTAATCTTGTTGATACATGCGTCAATACCAGCCACCGATGACTGTAATACGGTAATTGCACCAGCGGCAATGTCACCAAGAGGACCAATAGCCTGACACACAATAGGAGCATCAATTTCATAAAAATCAGTAACAGGATTCAATGTTGTCTCTGGTGTCATATACACGGTCTCAGTCGTTGTAAACGAAACTACGGTACCCGTAGCTTGGCGCGACGTTCCCACAACAATTCCACCTGAACCGTTAGAATTCCCAATTTGGATAGTGGTTGTTGGTGCAACACTTTTTTGAAATGTTTCAATACCTGTTGATGCCGTTGCACCACGTTGAGGTAAATTCCAATTAAACGCCGTACCTATAATGGCGTCGGTATCCACTATTGTTGGTTGTGCAACGCCTTGATCTACTTGAACTTGTGCCAGAACCGTATTAGCTGCCGCAATTTCTTTCGCAATCGAATCAAAAAGAAGTCCAGACAACGGTCGTCCGTCGGTTGTATCCACGAATTTTAATCGGGCCGTCAACCATTGAATGAAAGCCAATGTAATGTCTGCTTGTGAACGAATGGCCATTAATTTCCTATCTTTACGGAACTTGATCCGCTATTAATTTGTCCAACTTGTTGCGTGGGTGATGACACAATAAGCGGTAACGGCGGTGCTGACGGTTCTGGACCACCTGGACCAGGACTATATATATGAGTGTGGGTATTGAATGTTGTGACCAATGTTTGAATGAATGCCCAAAATGCGGCGTCTGTTGTTGGATTGGACAATGTTTGGTCAAGCATTCGAGCGGCACCTTCAGATCCCTTATTTATAGTAACCGTTTGCCCTTCCCAAGTTGAGGCACCTGTCGTCTTCAAGTCATATGTAGTCGCGCCAAGAGTCATACCGTTGACTGTAGACATCAATGTGTTTAATGCGCCTGTAAGCAAATTCGCGCCGGCACCTAGACTTACATCGTTTGGCGCACCCATATGCGCACTACCCGATGATTGAATGTCAACATTGCCCGTTGCATCAATTTGAATGTTCGCACCATTACTAAGGGCAATGCGGCAAATGCTTTGTTTACCATATGACGATAGAATCGGTTGACTAAATGCCGCGTCACTATAGGTAACTCCCAACGAAATACGCGCAAGTTCATTGGTATCAATACCAGGAATCTTGGTTGTGTCAATTGGAGGATTCCCACCCGCTGGTGGTTGTGCTCGGACAATAAGTTGTAATGTTCCTGCACGATCAAAATAAATATCAGCCTGTTGCTGACTCCAAATATCCAGTTCACCTTGCACAAGGGATCGAAATGGCCCAAACGATGGGTCTTTACCTGGATCACCCGTCGGCAATGTCTGTTTAAAAAAGTTGTGTGGAAGAAACCCAAGAACAACTGGCGTTGTATCTCCACGAAACCCACAGATAACAAGGTCATTGATCGACGGTATAAACGCAATTCCATAACTACTGCCGATTGTTGTTGATGTCTGTTGGGTAGTTGTGCCCTGTGTGGTGGTTCCATTCACAGTATTAATTTTGGGATTACTGAAAATAGGATATGTCCATGGAATAATCTGTGTACTTGGTGATATTCGGTCAAGCCATACCACTTTTAAAGATCCTAATGTCCGTGCTGGATCTTGGTTAGGGCCTAAACTGGATACTCCGTTATATACCTTGTCAACCATACCCACCCGCAATTGAACAGTCGGAGGCATGTCTTCATTGCTAAGATATCGTGGGCCAACAAGATCAGATAACGCCTGTGCTAGTTCATCCATGTTTCTGTACTTTGTCTACGTCTTTTTGAATGGCCGCTTGTACGGCTTTTGCGGGGGTATATGTTGGATTTTGTCGCATAACCGCTTGCACCTTTTCAAAAAAAACTGCGGATTGGTTACGTTGGTCAGATAAAATTTTTGCCAAACTAATGGCGGGTCCAGAAATTTGGGTGTCCTCCGTAATGTCTTCATACGTCATTACTGGAATGTCTTCCCATACATACCCATTAAAAACGAGTGACCCATCCCCCCCAACATTGGTTGTTCCGACACTTGTCGTAGGTGAAAATGCATTAAGCGATAACGGCGAAGATGTTGTTACAAAACTTCCTGTACTTGGGGTTGATGCCACATTATCAACAAACACCGATGGTCCATATTTTTCATATCGCGTGAGTTCAGTCAGTGTACTATTTGCCCCGACACCCCCTTGATACACTAAATCTTTGGTCAAGACCCCACTATCAATCAATCTATTCAAAGTTACGTTAAACGTATAATAGGTTTTAAGCAAGTTCGCTAAATAAGCATCACTTGTCGTTGCAGCCAATTGGTTAGCTTTACTATCAGTCAACGCAAATGGTACACGACCATAAGTCAAATTCATGCCCATGGTATAGCCTTTGCCAGCAATATACGTATCAGTCAACGATTCTAAATAATGAATTTGGTTGCTGTTTGGAATGTAAACTGGGTTTCCCGCTTGAATACGGGCGTCACCAATATAATCTAAAGTGCCTGACCGTGCCCGAGCATTTAAACGACTGAGATAACTAACAGCATACGCTTGACACGCGGCTTCAGTAACCAACCCAATCTTGTTCTTTTGTGGTGCTACTCGAGCCCCTAAATTCGCAAATTTAATGGAATCAACAGCAATACCAGGACGCAAATATTGAAGTTGCGCTGAGTTAAGATTTGAAATTTGATACAACCCCAAAACATATGCAATCGTAAACACGTCATGATCCGTATTTTTTAACGTTGAATTTTTTATGAATTGTGGTTGCAACCAATACTCATAACCCACACGTGGATAAACATTAACAGGTAAATCCGCTGTATATTTTGGCGGCGACGTATCAGCGGGCAATGTTGCATTAAAAGGACGGAATCGAACAATGCCTTCTGGCGTTGTAAACAACTCAAACTCAATATCTTTGGCAATTCCCATAGCCACATCAAATGCATTTTTCCATTCACTGATAAATAGGGTCGAAACACTTGCACTTGCAAATGCTATTGACCATGCAGGTTGTGCCGTTCCTTCAATAAGAAACGCTAATGTATCGGCTGGAAAATTCCCTGCACTAGGTACAGGTGACGCCAATGACACCGATTGATCAATGGTTGACATTGTCACAGGTGATCGTGCGTTGGTATAACCAAAAATTTGACGCGGTATTGTCGTCGTTACGGTATTTAATGTCGTTGCAGACTCATCCGCAAAAGTTGCGGTACTCTCCGTAACTGTCCCCACAGGCACAATAAACAATGACGAATTTAAAGTAGGGCCTACAACCACATTCCCAGATGCATTGGATGATGGTAACTTAGATATTTGTCGCAACAAGTCTTCTTCAGCAAGTGCCGCGCCATTTGGGTCACTGGCGGCTGTCGCTCGAATATGCTGTAACTGTTGTGTAAATAATGGTGCCGTAGAAAAATCGCATAATGCTCGTGCAAATATTTGGGTCAATATTTCATGAGGCAATTGATCTGAATACGGCACAACCAATGGTGAAAAACTTTTTCGCGCTTCAGCTTCGTTTACACTCACTTGAGACGCAATCCGTGTTTGCACTAACAATTTGAGCATGTCATCACACTCAATAATGACCGAATTGAGGAACGTTTCCCCGGTAGCAACAATTGTTGTTGATACCGTACTAACCAACCCCGTAAATCGACGATACAGGTTTCCGTCCAGCCCAGGTAAATTAATATAGACAAGATCGTCACTCTCAAAAAGGGATTGACCTGCGTATATTGGATTATTTTGAAAGAGATACTTGTCTAATGGACTCCGTAACGTCACGGATGCTGTACTCATGCCACGAACCGTCTGATTCACATGGATTTCAGACACATCTGCGTTTGGCACAAGCGTATTGGTTCCGCTTACATTTGATAAATTAGTTGTCCCTCCCGTAACAATTGTTGGTGCGCCCACATTGCTGGTTGTGACTTGCCAATATTCGTACAGATTTGGGTTCGTATACGCATCACGTATTGCCAATGCCTTGTTTTGAACCAAAATACCGTTGGTAATAAATTCATGGTATTTGTTATGAAAATCAACTGTGGGTGCTTCGCCACTGGCACCTGGTTCTACAGTTGTACGTACCTTCTTAACAAAAATGACTTCGGCTTGTCGGGCGAAATGAAAGACATTTTCGCCACGGTCAGCGTAAGGGTTTGGGGAACTTGTTAGATCGTCCATTATTACAACGCAGAACTTATTGCTGAACCAATAGAACTAACACCACCAGCAATAGCTTTGATTGCGTTAAGTGCCCCTGGTCCGCTTAATGCCGCGCCTACAGCCGCACGTCCAAGAGCACCAGCGGCTCCAAATTCGCCTTCAGGAACGAATAAAAGATCAGCAAGCATGTTCTGTCCTGTAGACGTAGCTAAAAATTCAAACTCGTATTCGTAATGTTTTGGGTTCTGTTCAGCGTCTTGTTCCCACTTAAAATTGGTAAAGAACCCTTGATAAAAATCATACCGATAGTAAATGATAGTCTGACTTAACACACGTAAATCACTAGGTTGTAGTTGACTTAAAGGAACAGAGTTCGCATTTGATGGCAATGCATTATTAAGAATCGGTATAATGCTTAACATTTCTCGTTTATCTAACCGATAAAGTTGTTCAAGCTGAAACAACGCGGCTTCAACAGCTACCGTGTTATCATAGTTTCCAACGATGCCCTGTGTTCGCCCACTTACACGAATGGTTTGGGGTTTTTCTCCCCAGTGTTCAAACACACGTCCGCCGACGGTCTGAGTATCGCTAAACACTTTTGCCGACGAGATTTCAATTCGTTTTGGGTTCGGAAACATTTGTAGAACCAAAGGTACAGTCAAATTCACCAAAAACATGGGGTACTTGGTAGCCACTAAATAATTCTCCTATTGACAAAAATCAAAAAATGTAACATAATATGTTATAGAGGAAACTGATTATGAGAACCTATACACCATCACACGTATCAAATTGCGCTTGTGGGCCTTGTTGGCAAGAACGTAATGGACTACACACCCCTACTTCTAGTGTTCGTAAACGCCCACAAATAGATCCTGTATTTAATGCCCTTCTTCTGCAAGAATGGCGAAAAGATCCTGACCATCAAACACCTATGTGGGTTGATGTTGCTACTGGAATACTTGCGGCTAATATTGTTAAGTCTATTTTTTCTAGTTCTAAAAAATAAAATTACTTAGTAGCAGTAATTGCTTTTTTTACTGCACCTACAAACATATCAACGACACTTGATGTAGTTGCTCCTAATGCACCTTGTCCAACAGTAACGTTCAATATTACGGTTGCTGCTTTCTCAGCATTTTTTATAGCTACTGTTCCCGAACCTGCTTCTTGTGCGGTATTTTTGCTCATTAGGCCAATAGCTATTGCTATTTTTGACATCGCCCCAAATTGTTCAGTCAAACTAAGCATATGTCCTGTCAGTTCTGCAGCCTTGTTATTCAAAGAACTAAACCCGCTTGCCACATTCCCAACTTCTGATGCCAATGGTGTATTCCGTTTTTCATCCAAGAGTTCTTGAGCACGGGTACCTATGGCATTAGACTCTCCCCATCCATGATTAAGATTACTGGTTATTTTTTCTAAATTTGCAATTGAGCGTAAATCCTTATACCTATCTATCCCGACCTTTCTCCGTTTTCCACTTGAAAGAGTTTCGTAACCAGGAATACCCATTCCCCGAAATCCTTGTCCTTGTGTATCTTGTTGAAATTCAGTGGGCGACAAGGAAAGACCTAATCCAGGTGCAAGACCCTCAAGTAATAAACGTACATCCCCACTTTGTCCCAAATCAGATTTCTGCCCCATTCTTGATGCTTGTGCATGTAAAATATCGGTAACAGCTTTTAATTGCGCTGTTGGCGACATCTTCCCATTCATCGTATTCTTGGTATACGCTCCAATCAATTCTTCTGGTGTTGCATTATCAGAAGCACCAGCAAATAATGGGCTACGTTTAAGCCCCAACGATTTTTCCATGGTAGCCAGAGCAAGAATAGAAGATGACTTAGCATTACTCTGATTTCCCTGTAACGCACCTAATCGCTCCGCAGTTACAGTACCATGTTGAAGGGCATCACCAAATTGTTCAAGCAACCCACGGGACTCCGCTAATGACCCACCATAAAGACGGGTTGCGTTCCATAATTGCGAAAACGAATCAAACCCTTCTTGAGTAGTTAAATTGGTTTTACCAACTGACTTATAAATTTGGTCAAATATTTGAGGTAATGATTTTCCTGACGTATCTATTCTTCGCATCAAATTGACTAATAAATCTGTTGATGTTTCTGCATTAACTCCGTTAAGATTCTGCATGGAAACAGCAGTATGAAAAATACCACCCGGTTCCATTGCCGCTGCATTTCTGGGTAAACGATTAAGAATATTAGGAATGGCTTTGTCTATCTCATCTTTACCAACATTCATTTTTGCTAATTGAAAATATGCTGATGTTAATGCATCTTCTGCTTTTTGCCCACCTTTAAAATTTACTGTGGCCATTCCACCAGAACCCGATACACCAGCCAGTGTTCGACTTTGTTGAGCAATTCCAAGTAAAGTTTTATTTAGACCAGCAAATGCTGAATCAATTTTTCCAATAATCTTTACAGCTTCATATACGGCCCCAATATCAAGAGCCGCAGACATGTCCTTAAGTGCTGTTCCTAATTCGCTAAACGTATTTGCTATGGGTAAACGCGCAATATCGGTCAATGCATTTTTAGAAAGTGCGAGTGAGCGCACCATATCTTTACCAGATACATTTAACTGGTCAAACATAGGGCGTATTTCGTCTGTCGTTTTACCAAGAGAGCGAAGAACAGATTCTAGTGTTTTTAGTAATCCGTTAGCTTTACTTAATTCCCCATTGGTTATAGCTGAGGTAATAGCCGTCTGTAACATTGATACTTGCGTCGTAGCATCAGATGTATTTGGATTTTTTAAAACAACTGAGTCATCAGCCATTAGTTTTTTCCATAGGTATCACGCGTAATCCATCATCGTCGTCATCAAGAATTGGCTCCATTGGTTGAGTATTTCCTTTTAATGTATCCATCATTTTTTTGCTTTCAACCAACGATTCTTCTGATGCACCACGAGCACGTAACTCGTCCAAATAGGTACTGCTAACATGAGTCTCTTGAGTTTTTTGTTTTTCAATAGCTTTCCACAAATCATGGTTCATCCATGGTTGTGCCGCTGTAAATATAGATGTTACTTCGTCGGTTCTTTCTTTAATGTCTCTACCCGCATGTGTGAGTGCCCATGAAAGAGTAAACTCATCTAATTGTTCATGGATCTCTATTGGGGTTCGGTGGAAGGTACGACAGAGGATCCAGATGGCTCTGGATTCGGAACCGTCAAGTTTTTTTTTAGGTTCTCTAAAAGGGTTTGATGCGCGTCAACAACCTCGTTATAAGCCAAATACATTTCGTTTATAACGGTGAATGGATACAAACCTTTATTGGATAAATGTTTTTCAACAAGTTCCACGGTTGATAATTTAGGGTATTCAATTTGTAACTCTTTAATCTCTTTGAACTCATCCCATGGAATATTATCAATGGTCAAAACGGATCGCGCTAATGTCGGAATCGCAACCGTTTCTGGCGCAAATAACAATTCGGATATCGGGTTTTGTTTCCAAATATATATGCGGTCAGGATTGCTCAAAACCCGATATTCGATTTTGCGACCAAGAACATCTTTGACGACAACAAACGGTTTTCCGAAAAGTTTATCCACCAAGCTATATTCCATTCAAGTTCTCCTTTATCAATTTCGTAAAATCTTTACGTTTAATTTCACATTCCCAAATACGAATAACTTTGTGACCTGCGTCTTGAATACGTTTAGTAATAATTGGATCACGTTTTAATGCACGTAATTGACCAGCATTTGGCATACGTTTTTTAAATAAACACGAATGATAATGCCACCAGCACCCATCTACAAAAATATATACTTTTTTTAAAGAAGCAAAAAAATCAACTGTCGTACCATAGTTATGATATTGTGCTAAAAATTTAACTTTATGTTGTTCTAACCATATTTGAACAGCGCGTTCTGGTTTTGTACTTTTAAATGGGCTACAGGGATTCCCATATCGAGTACGACAAGTTGTTACTTTTTTAAGAAGAACATCTCGGCGAAGATGTGTTTTACTAAGTTTCTTTCGCGTTTCTTCTGTACATATGTGCCCCCGATTACCTTCACTTATGCGTTTCTTGTGTTCAGAAGTAAGTTTCTTTCCAAGTTTTGCAATACGTATTTTTTGACGTGTTGCTCGTGACCGTTTCTGTCCAAGAATTGCGTTAATATGTTTCTGTTTACTTCTTTTCCACGCATCCTTCAAATTTTGACGATGTTCTGGTGTAAATTTCTTCCCCAATTTACCTTTGCTTATTCTTTGTCGTTGCGCTTTTGTTCGTTTCTTCCCAATATTCCCATTGCGTATTGCTTCTATTACATGCGGGTGTCGCTGATGCATCGTATGTTTCAAACATAAACAACCAGACGCACATTCTTTATTTACACGCCCTTTTAGTGCCTTACGTAATTTCGCCTTTTGCTTTTTAGACATAGGCACACCTAAATTCCACGGCACTCTACCCTTTTGGGCTTCACTCATGTTCCGACGTTGTTCTGGGGTAAGTTTCTTTTTTGCTTCACTTATTTTATGGCGAGTTGCAAGCGAACGTTTCTTTCCTCTGTTTGCTAACGCAACTTTACGTATGTGTTCCACAGTTTTAAAATGCGTTTTGCACATACACCCGACCGGACATGATTTGTTTCCAGGCATAGTATGACTCCTTTCAGAGCCATTATACCATTGCTATGAACTATTAGCTATTACTGATAGTTTGTAGCGGTTACACTTTGATATCGGATTGTGACATCGCTGAGTTCACGAATATCTGTATTTGCGATATCCCGTGAAGAACGGAAATCCTGAAGAAAACAACCTGAATAAGTTCTCGTCTTAGTTTTTCCGGTCGTGGGGTTTTGAATGGACTCTTGCACGGAAAATGGAGTATTTTGATCACTTAAAGACGCAATAAAACTTTGTGCATCTGTCTTAAAATTATCCATAACCTCCGTTGTATACAATGCAACAGCGTGCATGGACAATGTTCGTCCAGTAACAATTCCCGCAATAAGTTCAACAGGAACATCTGGTGGATTACTACCAATCGCAAAGGAATCAATAATCGTTCTAGACTCAGACGGACTCATTGAAATAGCTGAACCAATCTGATTCTGTTGTGAATTTAAACCCGTCGCAAACAATTTATACGATGTCGTAAGAATTGCGGCTGATGGTGAAATGGCCATGGTAATCTCCTATTAGTTCAGTAACAACGAGAACGTAACATTGATAATTTCTAAGGGGTAAATCGGCATGAAACTCAATGTCACATCAATTGTTCTGGGATCAACGCTGTCTTGAACTACTGTAATCGTTCCAATTTTTGTAATGAGTGTATTTGCAATAAGTCCAGTCAAATACGTTTGAATTGTTGTCGCAATTTGTGACGGGGTCTGACTCGTGATTTTTGTTCCGATATACGTTCTATCAAGCAACGGACGTAATGTTTTCAGAATATAATCTTTGATCAACCTGACGCTGGGAGTAACAGTATTCACGTTGGTCGAATCTGTGGTAACTCCGTCACGAATCTGTAATCCTCCACCGTTAGCAAATTCAAGAACCATAACACCATTCTGTGACAAATAATTCTTATCGCTATCTAGATAGTTAAATGTGCTGAGATCACTTGGTCCTACAATCGTTTGACGTGTCAATGGTGTAGCCGCGTCATTAGCAGGATTTGCTACAGCACCTGCAACTGCGGCCGCAAGATATTGACCTGGCAAGAACACAGTCTGGTTACTTTTGGTCACGGCATCTTGCAAGATCATGTCAAATGCTGGTGGTGCTACCATCCAGAAGCGGTCAACCGAATTTAGATTAGCTTTAGCAACAATAGTTGTCGTGGCATCACTAAACCCATCAGATGAAGAAATAAATACGCGTTCATGTTGAGCACCAGGCGCACTCATGGTCAACGTATGATTGCGCACATATTGAGTCAATGTCGTATTGCATGACTGCGGAACAACCAATAAATCCACTTGCACCGCTTTCATAGCATCAACCGCTGTTTGGATGTCAGTAACAGCCGATGTCAACGCTTGACTGATAATGATTTGAGGCGCACCATTGCCAAACATCAGATTGGCCGCTACTGTAATGGGCGTATACACCCCATTATTAAGTTCAAATCCATACGTGTTTCGGATGCTCGCCATATTATTTCCGAAGGTCTGCGGTAAATATTCAGGAGCAAGTTTCTGACGATTCCAAGAAACATAATATGTGGATCCTGTCGTCGGCTGTTGTCCAGAACTAAGCCAAGTAATAGAATTTCCAGAAACCGTAAAATCTGTTCCCAAAATAAACTGAGCCAAATTTGGAACTGTACCAATTGCGGTAACACTCACCAACGTAAACGTACTGACTGGAATAACATCAGTTCCGTTAGCCGTTCCTTTAACCACAGGAGTATTGGATACAGGCAACGTATTTGACCCCGTTGCCACCAAGCCAATGGTTCGGAATCCCGCAGGAAGCCCACCTTGTGCTGGATTTGTTGTTTCTGTAATGTAAACGCCTGGTGGAAGATAGGTAGATGCCATTGTGTCTCCTTGATAGAACTAAATTAGTTTGTGTGTTACAGAATCGGGAATCGGGTTTCGTTAGATCAGGAAAGTTGTTTCAACAACCAATCTCTAGACAGTCCATATTGTTGTGCAAGTCGCCATAATTCCATAGCCAAAACACTTATATCTCCAACCGTTTTTGGTGGCGTTGCTTTAATCAGTTTATCAACTTCTGTCTTTGGCACACCCCCGCGTACAATGGTGATAAGTAATTCGGATAAATATTTGAACTCGTCTGTATCTATTGTGGCTAATTCATCACCTGTTGGAGACATCATTTCTTCTGTTGGTGGTAATATCACTGGATTATCAATATGGCTGGGTCTACCAGATTCATCCAAATCATTAAACCCAACGTACCTATTATTATGCGTATCCCAAAGATATTGTTCTGTTGGTCGTTTTACAAATCGATCTTTCGCCCATGCAGGCTTTTTCTTTTCTTCGGGCTTTGACACTTCAGGTTTTGACGTAAAATCGTCCATAGAAAAAGCATCGTTATTGACAGGAGATTCAACAGGTTTTTTCTGTTCCTCATCCAGTTCTGAATGCCAATCCGCTTTTTTAAGTAGCCAAACCAAGTCAATCTCCTATAAATAACTGGGTACGCCTGAATCCGTTGCGCCATCGAACAATAATGCAAAAATTCCGACCATGCTAATTGCGTTAATAGTTCCACCAGGCGCAAGGTTAATCGTGTGCTGAAACTCCGAATACACATTGACCGTCAACGAGTCCACGTACACGGGATCATTGCCAACCATTTCTTGACGTTCACCGCCATGATTCATACCTGCAACGGTAACGCCTTCCCGCGCAAATGCCGCAGGAAAATAGAACCGTATGTAAATAGCCACCCAATCCATTAACGCGCTACGTTGAACTGAACTTCGAGCGTATACGTTGATAATGACCGTGTTCGTTACGCCGCCAGCATAAAATTCACTGACCACATTGGCGTACGTCGCGCCATCAGGACCAATGAACATGGACGTGTTATCACCCCAATGTTCACCACCGATCGTACGGACTAATGGATCACCAGGTCCAAGACTAACGATGATCGCCGGATACCCAATCTTTTTCCATGGAAACGCATCGTAGATAAACACACCCGAATTTTCAGCGGGTTGATTGGGATCTGCTTGACTTATTTGATACGGAAAATCTGTGTTTGCTCCGAATGCTAGACGTAGCGCACGTACAAATCCCGTTCGTGTCTGTTCCCGGTTTGTGAAAAACATTACGGGTTCAACACGGGCACGTCATAAATAAATTCTTCTTCACCACGCGTCACCCATCTGAGATCAAATTCTTGATGCATCACTTGTCCTCGAAACTGAACTTCGTTAACGGTCAAGATCTCTAATCGATCACCACTATATTTGCGTATTAGTATGTCGCGCTGTTGCAACTTGGGAGTATAAATCGTCCATGGTCGTGACTTTGATTCTTTACGAACGCCGGCATCAGAAAATACGGTCATTTGTTCTGCTGGTGGAAATACCACCTTCAAATTCATCGCCGAGTGATACCCACCAATCCAGCCCGTGTTGTAACAAGGGGACCGTTTATCTAAAGGCTTTGAACAATTCTCTTCGGCAGATTGCCAAAATGGACATCGAACACCAATACGTTTCCGTGGTAACAACAACATATCTTCGCCTTGCAACAATACGATGGCAAGATGCCGACGCCGCATTTCTTCAAAGTAATACTCTATCTCGGCATTATCACCAATGAAAACATCCAACAATGTAGATGGATCAATGGCAATAGTTGACGTTGTCGGAAAATGTAAAAACGTATGGTTACCTTCGGCTTGCTGGGCAAAAGGTGGTGTTGTCGTTGGTACAGTTACGCCGTCATGAAAAAGTAAAAGGAGACTCATATTAAAATAACGAAGACCACGACGCACCTGGTAACGGTTTATTGTCCATGGACGCATAGTCAACGTATGTGCTTGGCCCACTTAAATAAGACTCAATAGCCCCATCAAACGATGACACGCGATACCACCAAATATTGTCGCTGTTATCATTAGGGGTTGGAGGTAAATCCCAATATGTAAGACCTACTAATGTCGTGAAATTGGCAATGCGGGTAAACGCATCGTATGGAATTTCAGACCGGTACAAGTTATAGCCAATAACACTTTCTTTAAAAGGTAAAACGCTAACCGGATACCACGACACACAAAGACAAAGACCGTTGTACGTGGATATGACACTAAGCCCAATGGGAGTAGCAATTAATGACATTAGACCCCCTTACTGACAGGCTGTTGTTTGTGCACTAGTCCTGACGAAACTATGAATAGTTGATGTTGATACACAAAGAAAATCTGTGGTGCATCCACTCGTACAAACTCCAATTTCTCCGATAAATGTTGTTGCAGCTTGAATCGTTGCAAGGCTCCCGATAATAATTTGCGCTATACGTGCATCCACTCCATTATTATTATTCAGGTGCATGGAATGGTCCGTTGAGTTTGCGTAGGTGAGATCAACCACAGAAATTCCAGTCGGTGGTGTGCCTTCCGTGGATTGCCATTGACCTGCACCAGATCCATTTGTAACAACGGAAAGTGCGGTCATTGTACTCACAACGGTCAAACTTGATGTGACCGTTTCCGCTTGCGGAATTGTTTGAGAAAGACTTAGTGAAGGCGTAGCACCTCCTGTTGAAGTTATCGCTGTACCCCCACTCACGCTGGTAACAGTTCCATTACCCTTAGCATTGAACGTATTCCAATCCGACGCTTTTAAAAGTCCTGTACTTATAATTGACGCATAAATATTGTTATAGGCATATGTTGTTGTTGCACTTGACTGAGAAAGAATTGCTGTTGTTGTGTCCACAAGAACTGTAAGAGTGACATTATTAACAGTTGGAGTTGACCCCGTTATTATGGTTCCAAAACCAGAAACAAAATTAAAATTTGTGGTATTTGCCGATAAATTAGTTCCGTTTAATTGAACAGTCGTTGATGAACTACCCCCAGATCCTGTACCACAGGCTGGACCCAATGTCACTAATGCTCCACCAACTCCTGCCTGAACACAACTACCAGTCGTTAACCCCGAATCATTAATCGCACTAGAATTTAATATGGCAATAGTGCCACTATCAATATTTAAAATCGCGCCCACTTGGTGTGTTGCTTGATTTAAAACAGCATTAATCCCATTTCCTTGTACATTTTGAGTTGTTCCATCATTTGTGATCAAATGCCCAATATTGTCAACAGACACAATCCAAGAAACACTGTTAGGGTCACTCAAAATTAATAAAGGTATCGCTGAATCGTAACTACCCCCAGCAGTCGTAATCAAATGTCCCGTCAAATCAATAGATACTGTCTGATACGCCCCGAGATTGTCCTTTAATACAATTCGATTTGGATGTAAATATCCACTAAAAATTGATAAAGTTCCAGAAGATACAAGACGCCCACTAATATCAACAGTAACGTTCCAAAGATTGTTATTGCTATCCGTAAGAACAAATCCTTGATAAGCGGTGCCCGCAACATTGAGGTTTACTGATCCATCATTATTATTGATTAACGTGCCATTGGTGACTTTTAAATTGTTTGGAAAAGTGCGTAACGTTCCGTCTTGTGTACTAACTTGTAATCGCTGAGTAACATCTGCATGACCGAGATTAAGAGAAAAAACAATCCCTAAAATCCCAGCAATATATTTTAATTTCTTAAGCATACAAGACATTGGCAAGAATTCCATTGGCTAGTGCACCACTACCCGATAATGTCGCCGTTGCTGCTGTAGCAATGGCCGTTTCATACGGAATACCAATGGTCGTAACTGGCCAATCTAAAGAGCCAAAAGCTGGAATCCAATATGTTAGTTTTGGTGGCGTAGTTCCTACTATAACATTGACTATTAACGCATCATAAAAATGTAAAAAAACATCGGTACTATTTGGATTATAAAAATGCATTCCAAAAACGTTGCCTGATACTCCTTTGACTTGGATAGGAGTATTGTTGAAATTTGGGTTGTTATACGTTTCTAACCCAGACGTACCTGAAGTCGCGGGCAATATAGATTGAACACTGACAGACAACCCTAAAACAGGATCAACAGAAGCAATACCAATAGCACTATCTGGGTCTGCAATGACCATGGCTTGACGTACTGCCCCAGAAGGTAACTGAAATGTATCAACACTAGCCCCGCTAGGAGGACTCAGAGAGGGAAAAGCCTGGATCGGTACGCTAAATTCAGCCATATTTTTCCTTTAAACTCCTAAACTTTGATCTATGATGAGCGGAAACTGTATAGCGACATCGTTATATCCAGGCCCATGCACAGCTAATTCGGCGATATACGATCCAAATACGGCATCACTGTCTGCTAATGTCACAATCACAACTCCATTAGTCGCATCTGTAATTGTACACGCCTTATTAAAAATGAAAGACGCTGTCGGGTCCACCGCAATTTTGGCACCAAACCCAACCGTCATCCCAGTTAAGTTCATGGCCGCACCATTTTGATTAATAGTGAACGTAAACGTTTTCGTTGTGCCACTAAAAATATGTTGTTCAGTTAATTGTGGTTGCATAAGGTTATCCCAATCGTCATCAAAGTCAAGAATGACTTTAACTATTGATGTATCTCCCGTAAGATCCAATGATTCAGCCATACGCCCCTTTACCGAAATAACATCATGGACAGAACCGTACGTCTAACCGTTTGTAAATTCTTCTCAACACGCTGTTTATGGTTGTCATGCACATCAGAACCCATAAGGGACAACGCATGTTGAAAATGTTTTTCGGCTTGATCATATCGTCCGCAACTCCACAAAAGTACGCCACAATCGTTCATCGCCATGTGATCTTTAGGATTTAATTCCAATACTTTTTTGTATCGGTTAATGGCTTCTTCGTAATCGCCTACGTGCAACGCATGAACACCCGTCGTAAACCAAGCCCTTGGATCATTAGGGCGTTCTTCAATTTGTTTATTGCCTAACGCATAATAATATTTGAACTTATTATCTAAAACGGTCTGACCCCGTAAATATCCAAAGTGCCACAGTTGACAAGGCGCACGACGAATATCCATAAACGATTTTGTCTTTGCTATTTCAGCATCACCACCATCGGCTAGAAATTTCGCTTCGCGTTCTTTACGCAATGCAATGAACGAATCGTCTAATTCTTCGTGAACAATACCTGCATATTTAACGGTCGGGTACTGGTTCTTAAATAACCGACACGTTTCACTGAGTGCCCACTGTGCTTCTTTAACTGAACCCGGATGTTCCAACCAATTTATAATGGGGAATATCCAACCTTCTACACCAGGTTCTCGAACCATCAGAGACAAATGCGGTAAACTCTCAGGTGGTAATTGTTCATCAGGATCTAACCGAAATATCCAGTCTCCTGTAGCTAACGACAACGAAAAGTTACGGGCGTCACTAAAATTGTCAGTCCATTTGAACGGGACAACTCTTGCTCCCATCTGTCTAGCAAAGTTCGGCGTGTTATCAGTACACCCAGTATCCACACAAATGATTTCGTCAATATGATCACGAACACCTTCAAGACACCGTGCAATCATTTCACCTTCATTGTGAATGAGCATACACAACGAAATCTTATGAGTTTCGTCAAATGGAACGAACTTCGCGCCAGTCTCATCATTCACATGCCGATACGCATCACGTGCAAAAATGGTGCCATACGCGGGTCGTGACCAATCCGCAGGATCTGCTATCGTTTGCCAGGGAATACCCGATGCTTTAAATTGCGCTACTTCATTTGGAGTTGGATCACCGTAATACAATTTCCAGTAATACTCTTTCCACTGCCCCAACACCATGTCAAGATTCTTTTCAGTATCAATCTTGGTATACCGTGCATATTTCCCAACCCGATCTTCAGGGCGCACGTTGCCATAATGCAAAATCTTAACTAATGACGTTCCCCAATGCTCAGATTGAAACGTCGGATGACTACCTACATGAATAAGAGAACCTGTGCCTTCAATACGAAGACCTGGTAATGCGCGAAACATACGTCCTTGCCAAAACTTACCCCACAACCCGTCGATACGACGTGTGTTATCACTGTTCCATAACTGAACTATTGGAAACGTCCATAACATCACTTCAGGATTTTCAGGATTTGTCAGGTACTCAATTTCAGTTGTGATAGAACTTGTGGGCATTTCATCATGATCAAATAACCAAATCCAATCAGGATGACGACTGTACGCCATGTCAAGAACCATGTTACGACTATCGGCTTCGGCATAGCCCTTAACGTCGTCCTTATCATCACCAATCAAAACAACTTTTGAAAATTGAGCACAAATTTCTTTAGTATTATCCGTTGTCAATTTGGACACCGATACCACAATTTCATCAGCAAATGTACTGATGCGTTCTAAGACACGCGGTAAATACCGTGCCCCGTCTTTGACGCGACATGCCGCTACAACAAATTTCTTTAACCGCCCATCTGGCAACCGTTGCTCAATAGGAACATCTTTTTTAGCAACCTCAGCGTCTTTAACACGGGCATCAAAATTGGCTTTGGCCATCTCTTCAAAACCACTATCGGCTGCCGCCCATTTATCAACGTACCGTTTCCGGTTTGAATGAAACAATCCAGACGCATCCATTTTATTGGTCTGAAATGTCTTGTTCATGTAATGATGTAATAGCGTGGATTGATCTACAGCGTACCGAAACCCTGCCAAAAAACCGCGAAGACAATTATGAACAAATACCCCACTTTTATCAGAAAATCCGACTGCAAAATTATGATAGGTTTCAACTTCCATATCATAAACATCCTCAACACCGAATACTTCTACCTGAATAACTTTATGATTCAGAATCGGTGTGGCTAAACTTTTTAGTTTGTTTCTTGTTTCTGCCCCTTTCTTTCCAGCTGCACTTCTTTCCTCTGGTGTAAGCAAAGCCTTTGCTTTTTTAACCGCTTCTAAAATACGTTTGGAGATAATTTGACGTTCTTCCACAGTACGTAAAGCATTTTTTTCTTTTGTTTTTTCTACCCCACGTAACACAATAGCCGAACGTTCTTCAGGTGTTAATTTTGCTCTAGCCGCTTTAGCAGAAATAGACTTTTTCTTTGAAGTTTCAAGAATTTGTTCAGGGGTTCTTTTTGCAAGTGCAGCTTTTACTTTAATAGAAATTAGTTCTCTTGTTTCTTCTGCTTTTGATCCATTCCAAAATTCAGCAAGTGTTTTCTTAGACAATTCACTTTGTAATGCTCTATTTTTTGGATCACTGTATTTAGCTATTTGACGCTCAGACAGCATATGATCACTCTCAGCATATGCTCCGTTCGCTCTTGCTTCTTTTTGTCCCGCTAAAATATTTTGACGATGTTCTTCTGAGAACTTTCTCCCTTTCATTTTGTCCGACACTTTCTTTCGACGGGCTGAATCTTTCGCTAATTGTGCTGCAAAGGTTCGTCGCCACTCGGTTAATTTTTTACCGTTGGCACTTTCTAAAAATCGTTTTCTACCTTCATCTCGTTTGATGATTTGCTCTGGTGGAACGCCTAAACTACCATGCAATCGAAGATGATCATCCCCAGTCATTTTAACCAAGTTAGTTGGTAAATTATTTATCTTGGTAAAATCTTTATGATGCACTACGTGCGTTTTTGTATTTACATATTTTGTTTCATTGTTGTAATGCTTCCAAAATTCTCTATGTGTGAAATGCCACTTATCTTCACCAGGAAAGTACATAAATTCATATCCGGGTAAATGTGCTTGATCAAATTTCCGATACAACGGCATCAAACTATCGTTTGGTTTAAGATTTTTAGCTTCAACATAACTTCCGTCACGAAGCATCACTTTATGATCTGAGGTGCATCTAAATGACTCGTTGTTATCTAACGTAATCTTAAGTGTTTCTTTCGTTCCCGTTTTCCAAACTTGGTTTACTTTTCCTGGAATAATCTTTCCTTTTTCATTAATACTATAAACATAAACATTATCTAAAGAACTAAGTTCACTAAGTTCTTTAATTGTTTTTGTTGATCCGTCAACAAGCGGTATAGGGGTATCATGCGCCACACACAACTCGTTATCTTCCCACATCCCGCCCACAAACCGTTCATCAAATTCGCCAACGGTGTCAACGAATTTACGTGTCATTAAAAGACACAATCCCACTAAACGAGCCGCTGGCACCCATTGACGTTGATGCACTTGGTGCCATTCTTGTGCCCATTTATCAAATTCACCAATCGTTTTATAGCCAACAGCAACACCTTGTGTACCACCAGCGGCGTTTGATACAGGACCCACAGCACCAAGATTCGGAATATTTGAAAACTGCATACATTCAAGCAACTGATACAACCAGTTTTGCGAGAAAAGCAGATCATTGTTTGCCAATGTCACGTATTCCCAATCCAATGTCGCTATAGCACGTAATCCAGTGTTCATGCCGCCAGCAAACCCCAGATTGGTTTCGTTGGTCACAACCCGAAAATGTTCAGGGTCATCTTGAATCAACTGTTTAAGAAAATCTTTTGTACCGTCAGTAGATCCGTTATCTACAAAGATCACTTCATACAAATTTGCGTGGGTATTACGCTTTAACGTCTCAACAGCCTGCTTGGTGTATTCCACCGCGTTAAACAATGGAATGATGATAGGAATACGTTTTTTAAGAACTACTTTATTGTTCATATTTTTCCTTTTTCGTTCGATTTCGTTTCGGAACAACCAACTACAGCGGTATGTTGTACAGCGTCGAAAATACTCTTGCAAACGGTTCTGCCATTGCCGTGGATCCAAGACCCAACCCAGAAGGCATATCCGAAAATTTGACAACTTTAAGCAAATCCATCCAATACTTGTTTAACTGATCTATGGCCGCTTGTACTCGCGCACCACGGTCAATTGTCAGCGCAATGCCTGACACGCCATAACTAAAATCTCGAATAGACACCTGTAATTTAACTTCGAGATACAGGAATATTTGCGCTCCCACTTCAACTGCGACTTCATGATATGGAGGCATGTTCTCCAACGAATAATTAGTTACAGGCGCGTACGTATTAACGACGCCCAGTGCGGCTTTAAGCGCGTCTCGAACTGCTGTACGATTGGCGTCCATACGCACCGCAATTACTTCAGGAAGAATGCTGTACACCTTATCACGAAGCCGCTGTTCACGTACACTGCACTGAATTCGTGCCAACACCCTATTACCTTCAACACCGCCGTTTGGTACATACGTGACGTAATAGAAAAATGACGGATCACCGTTATTATCGGTATACGTCGTCGTGGTATTAGCAGGCCCAGCGAGAATGTTGTTGATGTAGTTATATGTTCCTGATTCACCCCCAGAACTTGAGTAAATATTAATCGTATAAATCAGATTAACATTTAACCCATTTGGGGCTTTTACAGGATCATATGGCGGGGGCGCAATCCATTCAATAACTTCTACACTCAAAGTTTTTCCTCGTCTGCATACCCATTTTTCGTTTTATTGTTAATGGCTACTGTTCCTAAATAAAAGCCGCCGTCGTCACCTTGAACACAACCCACTTTACGCCACACTTTTCCACGTTCATCCCAACCATATAAATGAACATTTTGTTCACGACGTTCGGGGTCATGGCTCGGGTACACGCCTTCAGGTTCAACTGCACGACGACCACTAATGTTCAGTCCTGAATACCAAACCGTAAAAAAATATTTGGTATCAGGACTTGTCTGCGCTTTTACTTCGTCAATAAGACAAATTACGGTATCTACTAATGAACTATCTTGAGCCTTTTCATCCAATGTAAATGCTGTAACATCAGTAACTTCATTTGTTTTTGCGTTTCGCGCATTGATACGCGGACGTTTTCCAGATAGAATCGGTAAATAATTCCAACAAAGTATAAGTTTATTGTCTTTTCGACGAAAAACGCGTACTTTTAATTCGGGTTTCTTTTCAGTGGTATCTACAAGTGACATCATTTCACCGTCGTTCCGAGATTGGCTTCATGATCCATACGCTTTAATGCCCGACGCAATTGCGATTTTGCCGCATCTTTAACTTTGCCCGCTCGTGCATAAATAGCAATCTCACGTAAAATTCCAACGTCATCACACTTTGTCAAAAACGCACCTTTTTCCTGTGGCGTATACCCAACGGTATACGGTGGATATCCTAAAAACCGTTTCACAATGTCATTAATAGGATGCATACCCGCTGGCGGTTCATTCGGAATATATTCGTCATCAGGCAATTCTGCGTTACGAGATACAGGTTGTGCCGTAACCACTTTAATAGGATCGTTCATTGCCGAAACTTCTGGCATTGACGTTACAGGCAATGCATCTGAAATCGGGACATTGACAAGTGCTGAAATAACGGGTGATGGTTCAGGTTCAGTAACATCAAACATCGTTTCAGGTTCAACAGACCCAAGTTCTGTCTCTGTCTGCCCCGCTGGCAATTTTGGTTTACGCCCACGTTTAGCTGGTGGTGTACTCGGTTTACCTGCCATCAATGACGCTATGTGCGCTAACTGCGATTGAACCGCTGTAACCGCAGATTCAATACGCGCTAACGCGTCGTTGTCCCCAGAAATACCCTCAAATGGTGACGCCGGCGTTACTACTGGCTTTGTCGCCATGTGCGCTGGTACAACACGTTGTGGTTGTGGTGCAGGTTCAAACACAATGTCGTCGTCTTCAGCGCGTGTCGCTGGTCGTGTCGCGCCATTAACCATCGGTGCCGCAGGTGTCTTTACTGTAGACGCCATCGCAAGTCGTGCGGCTTTAGCATCTTCAGGTGAAATAAGAGCAATTAGCGGGGGTTTCATAGAAACAAATTTCCGAACATCAGAAATTTTGCTGATAGTTTCCAAATCAAAACTATCTGCACTTACCGTTTTTGGATCCAAGATAAGACCGAGTGCGGTCAAATCCAATGACGAACTGGTTGTGTTCATAATATGTACGTATTGGCTCATATAATCTCCTCTTTCATTTTTCGATTTTTCATTCGGACAACAGTAAAAAGATGTGGAGTGCCGTATACAACACTCCACTTGCAAGAACCCCACAAGGAAGTTCCGCGCCTACGGGCAAAGCCCTATAGGGAAATAATCCTGTTGAAGCGACCATATTCCAATGGCACTTTTACGTCTTTGTTAAGGCTTTCTCAGGATTCAACAGGCACGACGAGGATCAATAAATTGGAACGAGTGTGTTTTAAACACTCGAACATCTCTATCTACTCATGGTAGTAGAGGCAAAATCAATAACTAATGATGGCTTCAATGCCCATAAGTCTATTGGTCTTAATAGACTTATCCAACAGAATCAAAACATGCTTAAACTTATCAACCCACGTATCATCTGTATAAGACGGCTCACATCTACGTAAAGACGTGTACAAATAAATTTGTACCGTCCGTTCTTCTTTAAGCCAATAAATGTTGAGCGGACCTAATTGCATAATTCCTTCAAATAGATGCCTCGGCATATATCATGCCGAGGACTTGGTTAAACTGTTTACGATCTACGATTAGACGATTGTCGCGGTGGCAATGCTGCCGAACACCGTAACTCCGACATTTTCGTATACGCTAAACATTACAACGCGATCAGGTGGATAGTCGACATTTTGTTACTCCATCATATTGATGAAGGACACGGCATTTCTGCGCGTCTCTGCATGTCTCCATGCAGATCGGACTATATCATTACCGAAATTACTTTCGGTATTAGGCGTGTAGTCTCTGGGAATTCTTAGCAGAATTGATAAAGTTAACAATTGTCTCTTTAATATTTGGTAATTTTAAATCTGATTCAAAAAGAATTAAACAACGAATACCTTCATTTTTGAATTCTTTTATTAAGGTCTTGGCTTCTTTCTTTGTATGAAAATAGCCTAACCCGCCAAATACTTCAACAACTGCTTTAACTTTTTTATACGGAGTAACAATGAAATCTGGATTACTTGTTTTTGATTTTAACTTAATCCAAACCTTACCATTGCCAACATATTTCAAATGCTTTATTTTTAGACCAATTACGAAACGTTCTAAAGAAGATGGACGAGTAAAACATCCGATAAAATTCTTTGTTCTCCAAGCAACATATCGTTCTGGGTCTGTTCCAAGCATATGGGCAATTGTGGCTTTCATTGAGCGCGAAGTTTTTTGCTGTGTTCTCTTTTTCTTTGCGCCAGTATATGTTTCAGTCCAATGCGGTTTAACAAGACCTATAGAAGATTGACTTATTCGTTTACGTACTGTTATAGCCTTACGAATTCCATACATCTGTTCATAGGTTTTCCCTTTTCGCCAAACACTTGAACTTTTACCTATAAACTTTCGGAGTTCGGGACTGTTTCTATAAGTTTCTTTGTTTGTCTCAATAATACGTTCAATGGTTTCAGACGTATGAGTTAATCCCATACGATTATGCCCATGTTTGAATTTATTATTATCCGCAATAGAACTACCACAACCACACTGACAATGATTCATCGTTACCTATTCTACTAAGTCTTTTCTGCTGATTGACCTCGTGTATCATGAATTGTTCCACTTTGGGATCATGATCTTTTGGGGTGTTTCCAGCATATAGCCTAATTTTCTACTGATTTTCAGTAGCCCCTCTAGTTCAGGGTTTCACTTCGACATCGTATCTGATCGGGAACCGACCCGCTTGCGCTGGCAACGGCAACACAAAAAGCGTGTTCGCACCATTCGTAAGCTGGCTCAATCTGTCAGTGACCCAGATTTTCAGTGTTGTTACTCTTCTTGTCGAATAAACGCCAAGAAGGAGTTGGTCATTTCTGCCAACTTCTTACTATCGCTAGTAAGCTCAGACTGTAACTTCACCCCATTTTCTGTAGGGTGCTTGACATTCAGTCGTTGAGGATTCTTACTTTCCCAGTCAATCGCAAATGAAAACTGATCATCCAACTTGCGATACTTTTCATATCCAACAAACGCTATTGCGTTATTTGGATATTGAGCACGAAACCTGTTGTACTTCCACATCGTATCTTCGGTTTCATGCCCCTTGATTTCAACTAACAAATTGTAGCGCGTTAGAAGAATATCTGGGATATAGATTCGGATACCGTGTTCAGTTTGAATTGGAAATCTTGCTTTTTCGTATTTGTAGTCAAACTGCAATAACTTCAAAATACGACAAAAATTCGCTTCCCAAGTTGACCGACAACCGTGTCCTAAATCCTGCCTAAAAAATTTCGCATATCCATATTTCTTAGTCAATGATATTTCACGAGTAGCATATTGTAATGCTTGCTTCTCGCTGGCTTTAGAAACTGTTGGATCTGTGAATTTTGTCAAACCAAAATTCCAAGGTTTTCTCCCTTTTCGAGATTTCGCCGCACATACATAGGAACAATAAAGAACATTCCGTTGCAGTAACTCATGTGCATAAACTTGAATATCTGATTGACAAATTTTACACTTCACAACAACAGAACATCGCGTAGGAGAACCATCAGCGATATGCTCTGATTGAGTAACAATATGAAGTGGTTTCGGCATTAGTAAGTCTTTCCTGCGGATTGACTCCGTGTATTGTTCATTTTTACTTTGTTAGAGTAGAACAATCTTTTGAAGTTATTCCCGCATATAGTCATGTAGTAATTTATCAGATTACTCTGATAACCGCCAAGATTAATTAGCGTTCCACAAACTGGCAAACCAACCAGACTCAAGTAAGGCTTGAAAATTTACTTGATCAAGATCTGCTTGTGTCCAAGATCCACGGATTCCACGGAAACCAACTGGTGACATGAGAATGTTCCCCACGGCCAATCGGCTGTTTTCCACGTTAGCAAACGCTGCGGCAAGGCCCGCGCGAGTCGTGTTGCTAGACATGTTCGTGTTAAGACCAATAGCTGTCGCTTGTGTAGAAATCGCTGAGAAAATAACGTCATCTTCCGCAATCTTCAACTCAAACGCCGCTTTGTTTTTTGTACGGTCCAGTGCATTGAACCGACGGATACTGATTTCAGGATACTTAATGCTACGGACGGTGGCGATGTCGAATGTTTCCACCTCAACACGGTCACTCCACGACTCAACGGTCGGTGGATTTCCACGAGCACTAACTTTTGTTGCTGGAACCTCGGTAAAATCTTTATCGTACCAAGCAGGTGCTCCCTGAGGAAGCAGATCTGTTTCCAACAACTTTCTTCCAATCAATGATGTTACTCTTAACAGGACGCTAAGGATGTGGACATTTCTGCCACACTCTCATAATTACTTATGAGTCCAGACTATAACTTCACCTTTTTTGAAAGGGCCTGACGTTTAGTCGTTACGGGTTCTGGAATTTTTTCCAGTCTTCCCTCGGTATTGTCCTCTTGTCCATAAGTAACAGGGGTAGGAGTTTCACCGATATGGTCAAGTTTATCGTGGGCAATGAAAGAATTTACCCACGTAGTCGAGCCTCGTTCGGAGGGGCTCCGTCATCATTTTTGTTACTTGCTTTTTGCAAGACTTGGGCATTTCTGCCAAGTTCCCTATGTCTCCATAGGGGTCGGACTATATCATCCTGTAATTACAGGCTCGGCGTATAGTCTCTGAGGATTTTGGATTTGACTTGATAGTGGAGCATTTAATTGTCTCAGTGTTGTATACCATGTGTGTTCTTTTTCTCCATAAGGTGTTTTTTTAGACATTGACTGTCTATACGCTATGAAGTCTTCAACAATTTTCACACGGTCTTTTTTAGATTGAAAGCGAGGTCCCAACATTTTTAAAAAACGTTGGCACCGCAACAATCCCTCTAGACGAACCATTGACCTTGATCGTTGTCCAGCGACTTTTTGCCAACCTTGTCGCCAATACGCTAATCCTAAGTTTTTAAGAATACGTTCAACATTATCTAAAACTTTAGGGTCTGTGTTCGTAACACCAATTTCGGGACGATATCGCTGAAGTCGTTCACCTTTTAAGTAACAAGACCGTAATGATAACCATCCTTCTGACTCCCACACTCCCACTAACCAACCGATATCAAACTCCAAACTTTCCTGCTGATTGTCTGTATTCATTGAATTATCACCTTAAAAGTATCAATGACTTTATCAGATTTTCCAGCATACAGCCAAGTTTTATTACGCCATGACGATTTGTCTAGCGTAAGCTACGCGCTTTAACCCGCGTCCCGTAGGATCACGAAACAACTGTGTCACCAACTGCTCTTTGTCATTAGCTGACAGAGTGCTGCTGGCTTTTTTTGCCACGCCATTACCAGAACCTAGGACTGTTGACAACTCAGCAAGTTTGTTGAGAATCATGTCCTTTTGGTCGGCACTTAAACGGTAATTTCCCATTGTCATGTCTCCTTAAGCACACTCAACAGTAATCTGCATAGGATTACCATTGGCCGGGTTTGCCGGAATTTTCAACACGCGACCGACACGAACTGATGTAATCCCGTTCGGGCCAGCACCTGCTGGTAGCACATTAGTCAGAACGCCTGTACCGGGCGTTGCGTAGATTTCGTCACCATACGCATAGGTTTTTGTCTGGTCGTACACCTGATAACTAACACCGTTATACACGGACTGTTGAACGGTAGCAATACCACGGCATAACACCGCGCCATCACCAGATCCATAAATACTGTACTGTCCAGTGACTTCATTAAGTACACCCGATTGATTGGTTTCTTTAATGAGGCCAAGAACACGTGCTGTATTTACGGGGTTGTCCAACTTACCCGTGCCGGTGTTTAAATACACTGCAACACCTGCTATAAAGTTCGCCGAGGCATTGGCTGGTAAAACGCCAATTTCGACTCCTTTATAATCTACATTCATCGCCATTTTACTGACTCCTTCATCCAACGACTAAACTAGCGAGTCAGCTACTGGTTCCGGACCATACCCTCACCCGTGTGAGAGCGTGAGCGTTGGCTACCAGCCCGACGCTAGTCTATCTTCTGCGCTTTCGCCAGAAGCGTCAACGTGACCCACAATAGGCACGTCAACGGATTTCAGGTTCTCAGTTTCTGCTGTTCTTGTGCTCATGCTAGATCGATTGATGATGTTCTTCATCTTTTCGAGAGCGGTCACTTCCAACGCCGACAGTTCCTTCAATTGTCGGTCACGCAATGTCGCCGATGCTTTGGCCACTGCGTCTTCGTGATCCAGTCCCCGTTCTTTCAATTCCAAAACTGCACCGATATCAGGAGTAAGAGCCCCGGCTTCAGCCATACGATTCATAATGGCCTCTACAAGCGCACCTTTCTTTTCTGACTCTTGCTGTTTGCTCACTTTTTCAAGTGTCGCTTTAAGCACCCGGTTTTCAGTTTCGAGTTCGGTAGCTTTCAGTTTTAAGGATGCAATACGTTTCGCCCACTGTTCCTGACCGCCCTGACTCAATTCCGCTTTATCAAACTGAGCGTAATACTTGATTTGCTCACTACCCAGATTGCCTTTTGGTTTGGCATCGGCATTGGTCGGCATCTGACGAGCAAGCATTTCTTTGTGATTTGTTGGGTCACTTTGAACGGGCGTCGTGACTTCACGAGCCCATCCTTCTGGTGTACCCGCGATCTTGGCTTTAGGCGTAAGCTGCGCCAACCGAAACTGCGCGGCGGCCTTGGCAAGCGTCACACGTGTGTTCCACAACTGCGCCAACCGAAGCAAACTGCCACCTTCAATAGTCACAGTCAAAGACCCCGTATTTTTATCTTCAGCAATAGCCGTAATCTTGCCGCCAATCTGTTTGGCATACTTAGACACGACCTGATTTGGCTGAACAGGTTCGGTACCAGGTTGAAAGTTGTTCTGGTCATAGCCTTTCGTTACATCGTATTCCGCAGGCAACTTTTCAACGCCATCCACGTTCTTAACCAGTTTAGATGGTTCCGCGTCTTCTTTACCCTCTTCCTGCTTATGATCCACTTTACCTTTGGTAATGTCATATTCAGGAACGCCAACTTCAACTTTACCTTTGGCGTTAGACCGTAGTTCACTGGCAATAATCGCCTTTTGTGTCGCATCATTAAGTAATGACGATGCCACAACACGCGCTTCCATATTACCGCGCCGTGCCGCAAACACACAGGTTTCCAATGATTTCCCAGGAATATATCGAATTGTTAATTTGTCAGCCACTTTATTTTCTCCAAGTTTTATTTTAGAATCTGTTTCTGGTTCGCTTTTTCGGGATGTCGTTTTCAAATCCATCAATGAAAATTTTTCTTTATAATACAGTTCTGCTTCATTCACAAGCACCGGAGTTTCTGTATATGCTCTAGCATATAAGCCAGTCGCATTACCTTCTTTATACAGTTGAACAATACGGCGACCTGCAACACGGGCACTCTCACACACGCTGTACCCATTACCAAGGTCAAGCGGTGACAATTTGGCATGTTCACTGTCTAATTTGGCAATACGCGCATCAACAGCCGCGTGTACAGCACTTTCAATAGAGGTATCTGATGCCACACGTGTCTTGCGAGAAAGTTCTTCCCGGACAAGTCGTGTGATTTCTTCATCAGGAACTTCTCTTAACACGGTTTCAGCAGGTTTCATCTTTTGAAGCGTCTGCCGAACCTTGTCAATTAAAGCCCGTTCCACCCCCTTTTCCACCTCATGTTCCACAGTCTTTTCTACCGTACGCCCAAGCGACTCGTCTTTGGGTTCAGGCTTCTTCTGGAACTCAGGCTTCTTTGCAGGAGGTAGTGGCGGTTTTGGGGCTACAGGCGTTGGCACTTCTTTTGTAGCTGGACCCGCAGGCGGTACTACTGGTGGCGCGGCTACAACAACTTTTGCCGCTTCATATTTCTCTGCCAAATGAATCATGTGCTCAAATGTTGGAGTCTTAGCGGCATCCACTTTAGCAAGAACTTGTAACGATTTTGCGAGTGGGTCCGCGCCAACCGTTACCCAAGAAATCTCATAGAAATTTACGTCATGGTTAATAGCATAAACCTTACGTCCGTTATACTCTTTGCCCATGTAATTACGTAAATGGTCACAATAGTCATCGGTACTTGACGCTGTCTTTGCACAAATATTGCATTCACATTGCGCAACTAGTGCTCCCATACTGACATCGGTAGCATACCCTTTAGCAATTTTGTCCGCGATTGGAAACGATTTATCAATGGCAAGAAGTAATGCCACATAATTAGTTCCTGGCGCATCATGATACGACGCGTCAAGAATAATGCCAACGGCACCATCTACACAATCACTCTTATGATCTAAATAAACGCCACGTCTAATAAACGTTTTATAGTTCTTACGCAGTTCATCTTCCCCAAACCAATCGCCATTTTGATTAGCTCCATGATATTCGCCAGCACTAACCGCACGAACACGGACATAAATAAAATCGTCGTCATTAACATCAAAAGCCGCCTGAGTATCAACCGCTTTAGGATCTTGACGGATTTGAGCACTAACCACAGATCCTCGCCAATCGGCTAATGATGTGAGTTCTGCCGTTGCTAATGAACCAATTTTAAAAAATGACATGAAGATTAAATCTCCTTAAAGTTTGTTGGCCAAGTGTTTAACGGGCCACCAACGTGAAACTAAATTTGTAGGCACAATATGATTAAATGGGTAACAAATATCGTCAGGAATTACAGAAGCGTTAGACGCAATACCGTATATCAAACAACCAATACACCAACTCGTACCATCAAAACAGAGCGCGTTACATCCCCACGCACACCATATTTGCATAAAACCTCCTAAGCCGTATAAGGTTTACCGCAATGAGTACATTGTCTTTTAGCTTGTTCTCCATGTTTATAGGCTTCCCGCGTCATAGGTCGTTGGACACGGTCATGACATTCAGGACACGTTTCAGTAACAATTCCACCTTTGGCATCAAGCACACTCACAACTTCACATTTTCCTGTCTTATTCATAGCCATAAATTTCTCCTATATCGTTGGGGGTTCGGGTGCCGCGCCTGGTGCTGTCGGCGGTGCCGCTGGTCCAGATGATCCCGTGGGACTAGGACCACCACTAACATCTTCAGCCGCCGGTTGTTCGTCAATCTCCGACATCAGATTGGGTGTTGGTCCTTTTGTGGGTGCAGGTTTTTTCTTTTCCTTAGCCGCATCCTGCTTATCCGTTTCCCATTTTTCTGTCTTGACGTGTTTAAGAACCTGTTCTTGAATATGTGGATCAGTGCTAGCTTTACGCCGAGCGGCAATGTAAACAGGATCAACAATCGTTCCGTCTTCGTCATCCAGTTGTCGCCGCATATCGTCTTCTTCAAGATCAAATATTTCACT